CAACCAGCATACACAACAGGCAGTGGCAACTGGTTCTATGTAAGCAATGATTTAGCAGTTTAGGAGATACAATATGCCATGGCCTAGTACAAAAGCAACAACAACACATTTGGATAATCAAGCGGATGATCCAAATCAAGCAAGACCAGAGATAAAACAAAACATTGAAAATGTTAATGATATCATAGACTTTTTTCCCAGCGGTGGTCTACCAATTGCAAACAGTATTGTTGTATTGGAAATGACAGGCACAGGTGGTTCAAGTGCCAGTGACTTCAATGATATCACAGAACACAGTGATACTGGTGGCTTGTGTGCGATAACTAGTAATGATAGATTTACACTTGCAAGTGGTACATATATCATGGAACATGAAACAATATTTTTTAGTGTAGATACCACTGTGATAAAGTTTGAAAATGTTACTGCTGGAACCACAGTTGTAACAAGTAATCCAATTGAAGTTGGTACAACAAACCAAAGTGCTCAAATGGGACTAAACAACACTGTTTTTACAAGCAATGGCAGTGACTTGTTTGCATTTGGATATCTACAATATACAGCATCAAATGGCAACAATGCTAGAGATGGTCTTAGAATAAAATTTACAAAAATTGCTTAACAAGGAGAAATAAATGTCCGGAACAAATTATATTGAAAATGCATTGTTGGACCATCTTGTGGGTAACGCAACATACACAGGCGGTGTTCTACACTGTGCTTTGGCAACAGCAGTAGCCAATGCTGAAACAGGTAGTTTTACAGAAGTATCCAATACAGGTACTGCCTATGCTAGACAACAAGTACCAGCAAGTAGTTTTGCCAGTGCAAGTAGTGGCAGTGTTACAACAAGTGCAAATATAGAGTTTCCAGTTGCAACAGCAGGTTATGGTACAGTTACACATTTGGTGCTTACCGACAGTGCAAGTTATGGTGGTGGTAATGTTATTTTAATACAACAACTTACAGCACCAAAAACTGTGGACACAGATGACCAGTTTGTTGTTAACAGTGGTAATTTAACTATAAGCCTAGACTAGGATAGACCATGTCTAATGCTTATGTAAATGCAGACTACATAGATAATACACCAGCAAGTGGTGATTATTTTGTAGGTGATCTTAACCAATTAAGAGGTGGATCAATAAGATGGCAGGACTGTACTAGTTGGCAAGCATGGCCCAACAGCAGATGGAGTCCTGGTATTGAATCTGCACTTACATTGAGTGCAAGTGCTACAGGTACAAAAGCCAAAAGTTCTGGACCAGTAACTGCGGCACTAGTTTTAAGTGCAAGTACTACAGGTACTAAAAAACTAGGTGGCAGAGCCAATCCTGCACTAACAATTGGTGCAAGTAGTACAGCAGGTGTTAAGTTTGGAGGCACAGCCACACCAAGTTTAACATTGAGTGCCAATGTATTAAGTGCTGTAATGCAGTTACCATTTCCACATACAACATTTGTTGTGGAATCGGAAACAAGAGCATACCCAGTACCGTTTGAGCCAGACTTTAGGACTCATGCTATAGAGAATGGTGAAACAAGAGTGTATCCGGTGATACATGAAACAAGAACAAGAGTTATAGAAAGCGAAACAAGAGAACAACCAACGGAGGTTTATTAATGGCAACATTAACAGGATATAAAAGAGACCAAGATGGATTGTATATTGATAAAGATCCGGAAAGTACTCTTCAATATACTATTGATTGGACAAACTGGTTAGCAACTGGTGAAACAATCAGCAGTATTACATTTACAGTGGACACTATTACAGGTGACACTGACCAACTAACAGTAAGTGGTAGTAATATTGTTACTGGTAATAAAAAATGTAATGTAACACTTACAGGTGGTACAGCAGGCAACATTTACACAGTAAGAAATACTATCGTAACATCAGACAGTCAAACTGAAAGAAAATTTTTTAGAATAGTTTGCGAAAACAGAAGTTTTTAAACAATGAGTGAAGAAAACAAAAAAGGACCTGGTAGACCAAAAGTTCATGTATTTGATTATGAACAAATACTAAGAATGGCTGAACTACAGTGTTCAAGAAAAGAAATAGCACACATACTTGGTTGCAGTGATGATACTGTAAAGCGAGACGCCAAAGCCTTGGAGGCTATTGAGCGTGGATATGCTTATGGTAAATTAAAACTGCGCCGTGCCATGTTTAGAAATGCAACAGTAAACAACAGTGCTCCTGTACAAATATTCTTGGCTAAGAATATGTTAGGCATGAGTGATAATGGTATGATAGGTGATGAAGGTAATCAACCTTTACCATGGAACGAAGCAAAAGAGGAAACTAATGCAACTGACCAAACCACAACAGACGATAGCAAACAGCAAGAAGAGGTTTAGAGTCGTCAGTGCTGGTCGTAGATTTGGTAAAACTTTTTTAGCCATTCGAGACCTTTGTTACTTTGCAAGGATACCACATAGAAACATTTACTATGTGGCGCCAACTTATAGGATGGCAAAAACTGTTGTTTGGGATGAATTAAAAATGCGTTTACAAAACTTGCGTTGGGTCAAAAAAATAAATGAAACTGACCTTACAATAAGATTAGTAAATGGCAGTAAAATAAGTTTAAGAGGCAGTGACAATCCAGATGCACTCCGTGGAGTTAGTTTGGACTTTGTTGTGTTTGATGAGTTTGCTGATGTAGATCCAACTACTTGGGAGTATGTGATCAGACCAGCACTAGCAGACAAACAAGGACACGCATTATGGATAGGCACACCCAAAGGCAAAGGCAATCATTTTTACGATTTGTATGAATGGGCTGGCGCACAAGATGAATGGGAAACATTCAAATACACAAGTGCTGATGGTGGACAGATACCAGAAGAAGAAATAGACCTTGCACGAAGTGAAATGGATGAAAGAACATTTAGACAAGAATTTTTGGCAGACTGGGTTGATTACAAAGGTCTTGTATATTATGCATTCAATGAAATGCACATACAAAAACATACAAGTCCAATTGATACAGTTTACATAGGCATGGACTTTAACATAGATCCAGGCAGTGCAGTCATAGCCACACGCAGTGAACTTGGCTTGCACATATTTGATGAGATAGAATTAAGAAACAGTAACACATTTGATATGGTAGAAGAAATACAAAAGAGATATCCAAAAAGTCAAGTTGTTGTGTTTCCAGATCCTGCAGGTAAGGCTCGTAAAACAAGCAGTACTACAACGGATCATAAAATTTTGTACAATGCTGGATTCAATGTACAAGTAAAGCGAAGTCATCCAGCAGTCAAGGATAGAATAAACAGTGTAAACAGTGCATTCGCTAGTAACAAACTGTTAGTTGATCCAAGTTGCAAAAGTTTACGCAACTGTTTGAACAAACTGTCTTACCGTGAAGGCAGTAATGAACAAGATAAACAAAGTGGATTGGACCATATGCCAGATGCACTAGGATACATGGTAGAATATTTGTATCCAATACAAAGAGTAACAACACCGCGGGTTGAACCAGCACGATGGGCCGTTAACGCACCCCCAGTTCGTAGATTTGGGTAAATAACAGTAAGGATAATACAAATGTATACAAAAGAACAAATGAAAGATGTACATCCAGATTACGCGGCAAATATAGATCGCTGGAGATTATATGCCGACAGTTATGAGGGTGGTGCCGCATATAGACACGGCGAATATCTATTCAAATACCAATTAGAAACAATGGGCGAGTATGAACAAAGGTTACATGAAACTCCTTTGGAAAACCATTGTCGTAGAACAGTTGACAGTTATAGCAGTTTCATTTATGGAGCCAACATTGAAAGAACTTATGGCTCAATTGAAAACAATCCAAACTTACAACCATTTTTGAAAGATGCAGACTTGGATGGCAGAAGTTATTCTTCATTTATTAGAGAGTCAGGAAAGTTTGCAAGTATATATGGAGCAGTTTGGATCTTTGTTGACAAACCAGAAAGTAATGCAGGTACAAGAGCAGAAGAACTTGGACAAGGCATCAGACCATATGTAAGTTTAGTTTCACCAGAAAATGTTTTGGATTGGAAATATGAAAGACAACCAAATGGTTATATGCAATTAGTCTATGTAAAAGTCCGTATTGAACAAGACAAAGATGCAATGAAATGTAAATTGTATTTTCCAAACATGACACAAACTGTTATTACATATGACAACCAAAGCAATCCTGTAGTTTTAGATGAAACACCAAAT